GGCGCACCTACAGGAGGTGTAAAGCTTGGACCGCATAGAAGCCAAGACGAATACAGGCCATCTACACCTGCCTGAGTCCAAGTATTGCCGTTATCGAAAGACGCTTCCCATTCATTTGGTCCAGCAACGGGATCAGCAATCTTCAGCTTATAGTACTCGCACCCATTAACAGGCAATTCAAACGTCATTTTAACCACCAGACCTATCAGTACCAGTATTTGTTGCAGGAACACCTACAGGAGGAAGTGGTGTCTGCCTCGGCAAGCCAGGCCGGTTGTTTGCTGCGTCTTGCTTAGCCGTACCGGGAGCGCCAGAATTGCCCTGCCCAGGAGTTGCATTGGGTAGCGTACTAGGAGGAGGCGATCCCGCTTGAGGAGTAGCCACAACGCGAACTGTAGAAATCTCAGGAGCAGGCAGGTCCATTTCGTCACGGATGTACTCCTCCAAGCGATCGTCGGGACGAAGCACACCAGCACCAACCATGTTGCGAATGGCAAACGTCAGTGTACGCCAGTCAGCCTGCTCACCAATACGACGTGCACGAAGCCGCGGAGTGCCTACTCGATCGAAGTTGTACTTCATTAGCTGCGGAATGGCATACAGATTGAACGTGTCACACACGATGTCTGCAATGAAGCGCGTAGCCTTGAGGAAGATAGACAGATCCTCTTCCTTCGTCGCTCGATCGCTGCCAAGGAAGGCTGCAAGGATGTTCTCGCGAATCATTTCCCTGTGGTGTTCGATACTCTTGAGCGCATCAACCGGATTGCCTTCGAGCTTGGCAAAGAGCAACTCCCAGTTAGGAGGCAGCACAACATGCGCACGCTCATTGGTTCGAAGATTCTTACCAAGGTCGTCTGCTGCAGATCGATCAGCAGGAGTAAAGCCTACCGGAAGCTTAATGACCGGGATGCCAATACCATGCCGCTCTTTCTGGATCGCATCGATCTTATACAGCTGCTCAATGTAGTACCAGTGCTTATAGGCAGATCGAAGTACCGAGATACCCTCGATGTTACCTGCCTCGCGATCGAACGAAAACACCAGCAGCTTCTCGATTGGGATGAACTTCTCTTCCTGCTGGTAGTTGTTATCACCCTTCGGCACATACATGACGACACCCTTAGGCCCGCCATTAGCGTCGAACTTCCACTCCTTCACATCCATCGGGTGACGAGGAGCAAGCTTCTGCCATACCATACGGTTCTTACCGTCAATGACTCGCTCTTCCCAAACCTTCTCGAACATGTAGTAGCCAAAGTCGGCACACAGAAGCGCTTCAGTAAGAACCTGAGGCCACGAGATCGACATGTACTCGGTGAAACACTTCCAGATAAACTCCGCAGCATTCTGATCACGCTTAGAATCAGAAGCAGGCTCGACGAACCAACGAGCAGCAAGCACAGGCGTCTTGATCGTCCTCAGTGTGCCTCGAACGCCACCATCCGACTTTCGCATGATGTCGTACTTCTGAAGCCCAGCAAGACCTGCAAGCTCTCGGTTGTACTCCTTACGAATGTCACCAGTGAATGGGGAAGGCGCAGAAGAACCAATCTCTCGTACGTCAACCTCAGAAGTGTCGGCAAGCTTCTTCTCAGACACAATAACGTACGGATTGCCCTCATTGCGCTCAACCGCTACGAGGTCATAATCACGCAGCACTTCGCCCATTGTTACCATGGTAGACACAGGCTCAACTGCCTCAACTACCCTATCGCGAAGGCCAAGCCACTCCATTACTCCCATTAGAACATGCCTCCAGCCGTAAAGTATCCAGAATCAGACGGCGTCAAAAGTGGTCCCATACCCGTAGACGTGAACGCCATAGAGTCTGAACTGTTTACTGTCATAACATCCGTAAGGTGATAAGTAGCGCCAAGCTTGAAGATATGCATCAAGCCGTAGCGAAGAGCATCCAGAGCGTGGTCATCCTGACGCACGCCGATCTCTTGAACGTTCTTGCCCTTCACAGATTGCGGCGCCTTGTAGTTATTGAACTCGGAAATAAGCGGCAAGCAAGAGAAGTCAACATGCAGCGCAGGCTTATAGATCGGCCCACCGAACTCGTCTTCGCCATCTTCGCGCTCAAGGAACGATCGTACAAGGTCAATACCTGCACGCCAGTTCTCCTTGGCACGCGGGTCAGAAACACACGGCGCAAGGTTCAAGCTCACAGTCTCGACTGCCTCAGGGTCTGCAGCATCTCCAAAGCACATGTTGATGTGATAGCCAGGCGGCTGCTCACGCTGCTTCATCTCGCGGCAGTGGTCCTCTACACGTGTATACGCCTTATAATGAACACGCCAAATGAAGACCTCATCATTCGGACTCACCTGAAACTCTACAGCAGCCAATGGGTTGGTGTAGCCCCAGTCAAAGGCGATGTAGTTCGGCCACATAGGATTGAAGCCGACGTTCGTAACGTGAACGTCTACATTCCACTCCGGGTAAATTTTTCCAACAAAGCTACCAAAGTCTGCGGCAATTTCTTGCTCGAAAGCTTCCTTGCCCATCGTCTTGCGCAGCAGCTTAATTTCCGGATCATTCTCTCCGCCAGGATAGATAGCTGTGTTGCTCCAAGACGGGAACCTCCAGCTCTCATACTCAGGCACGGTTGCATCCTTGCCGAGCATCCAGAGCTCATACATCCAGTTATAGCCCTCTGGCGTAGTCGGGAAGTCCGCTCCACCACGCTTATCAGCAAGCGCAGGACGAATAAATCGCTCCCACGTTTCCTGCTTGTGCTTAGCTGCCTCAGACATGATCACCCAGTCAAGCGCATCACCAACAAGATTCTCGGGATGGTCTGCAGACCGCACCTCAAGCCTCGTCTGCCAAGGGAACTCGATGAACATGTTGCCTTGCTTCTTATTGTAGGCACGCTTAATGCGCTTATCGCGGCCCATCTGCTGGCCCACAATAAGGTCGTTCCAAATAACTCGGAACTCTTTCTCTCCCAGGTCGTACGTCGGCCCTACAATCCAGAACAGCTTGTTCGGCTGGAACAGCTTAGGTTCAAGGTCTCGTCCTGCCATCGTCGACTTGCCAAAACGACGTCCGCAGTTAGGCAGCCTAAAGCGAGCAGTGCTATTATGGTACAGCCACTGCTCGCTATGGGGCTCATAGCCTACCTTACTAAAGAAGGCTGCCTTGACGTCTTTCACGATCAACCAATACGGTTCACGTAGCAGCTCGTACCCTTCGTGCTAGTACAAGCAGGTACGTTATCCACCACCGATCGGAGCGGCGCGCCAAGCTTGATCTTCAGACCAGACGCCGTACCCGCAGCAATAACCGTCGCATCCCGCGTCCGGCCCTTAGCATCACGGTAGATGACATTCATCTTGCCAGCGCGCTTAACACGGACCTGCACCTTCGTGCGAATGTTCTTGATTCCCATCATCCTATCCTTTGTTATACAAGCGGCCCCTGCAGGCCTCAAACACCACAGGGGCCGCTTGGTCTGTGTCTGCCTGAAACTTACTCCAGCGCTGCCTTGTCGAGCATCTTCTCGATGTCCTTGACAAACGACTCAACGGGACTTGCAGTCGCACCAAACGCGTCATCACCAACACGGCCGAGTACACGCTCGATGATGTACTTGGAGGCGTCAAGGCGCAGGCGGTCGGACGATCCGTGCACCGCGAGGTGGATGAGGCTCTGCGTGGCCATAGCGACGTTCTCACGGAGGAGGCGGCGAGACGTAGCCTCTTCGTCCTCTTCGGGGTGAAGATGCCGTTCTAGTGCCAAGCCCGCAAGTGCATCGTCGGTGACCCACTCCTTGCTGTCGGATGAAGGGAAGGAACTATCTTCTCCGTCGGCCTCGTGGTCGAAGTCATCTCTGCGACTCATGCTTTGACGCACCTCCTTATATATAACAGTCTTGAATGCTGTTGTCGCCTGTTGTAGCTTGTTGAAGCTCTTGTTGCTTCTTGTGGCAACTGTGTTGCCCTCTGGGTCTATTCTATACGGAAACGTGCTAGAGCACTGAACCCTCATGATATAAAGGTAACACAAGGAATTGCATCACTGGTGCGTCTGCCCCAGGGCCGATGCATATTTGCTTTTCATGCGGCTATAATATAGTTATTAAAGAGAAAGGAAACAGGAAAAGGCAACCACTGTCGAATTCAAATTCGACACTGAATTCAGTTCAGGAATCTGAATTCAATAGTGGATTCGAAGGACGAATCCATCATCCTCACACACAGGAAGGCAACTGTCATGACGACTCTCACTCCTTACAAGGCATCGCAGCTCGCGAACGCGGCTCTCAAGGAGGCAGGACTCTCGAAGGAGATCCGTCCTCAGATGATGTACAACTACCGGAAGAACCGGCTCATCAAAACGAACTCGGATGGCGAGTTCCTCCTCGAGTCCTTCGAGGGCTGGCTGGCTCGGTACATCTCGAAGCAGCTCGCACTCGTTACCGCTGAGTGAGGCACTTGGGTTGGGTACGCTCGCAAGAGCGTATCCTTCCTTGGAACCTCAATCGGAAGGGAGAGTACTAAACAAAGGCACAACCCTCATCTGCGGGACGCGTAGCGCACCTGTAGACGAATCAACCACAGAGGAGACCCTCATGTTCGATGTCCATTCGTTCCTGCAGCGGGAGCTGGCGAAGCCGACCTCCCCGAGTCGCAGGTCCAATAAGAACAAGTCGGGCCGGGCCGGGCGTAGGGCCTGGAATGGCCAACGCAACCTCAGCTCAGTGGGCGGGTTCAGCAACACCGTCCAGGCCATCTACGCACCAGCAGACAAGGAACTCTGCGTCGTGGTCCCTATGGAGACTGGGTGGTTGCCCGATGGCCGGCCGAACCGCGAACCCCGTTGGGGACGTCTGTAACCGCCAGGCC